TAATGCGTCCCGTTGCCATTTGCTCTTACCTTATCTTTTAATGTTTCTACATCTACTAACAATTTTTCAGTTTGTTTTTGTATAAACTGTATATTTACTTTGTTATGCATCATGTCTTCAATTCTTGTCTCAATCTGTTCTACAGACTTATATAGATCCTCGAGTAAAAAATGTTGCTCCTGATCGGTAGGGATCTGCTCAGATTTTTTTAATAAATCATTTTCAAACAGCTCACGTGATGTCTCCAGCGATACTAACCTTGCCGTGAGCTCGGTGTATGCGAACACGCCAGCTGCGACGAGCAGAATTAGCGAGGCTACCGTTTTCATCGGCATCTGCACAGCTGCTTCTTCGCTTATATTTAAAGGTTTCTTACTCATTTGGTTTTTGTAGTTTATAATCTTTTTTATCTAGTTTCAATGTCGTGTAAGGAGGTCTCACAAAAACAGCCAGTAAACATAACAATATTATCAATATTGCTGTAAATCTGTAGTCCATAATGGGTCTCCATATTACTTTTTATTTTTTTTATTAATAAATAAATTATTCACCTTTGCTATAAGTTTGTCTAGACATTCAAATATTTTATATAAAAACTTATCAATCATCTTTTTTACCATTATTTTCAAAAGACATATCATCTGCATAATCCTTGTAAGATTCATACGTTCTTTTTTTGTCTTTTACTTTTTCCATTTGGTAGAACATTTTATCAGAATCTTCTGTAACCATTCCATTATCTTCTGCATCCCAGTATGTAGTTTGTACTTTATAGTCAGGCCAATCGTTATCAGTAGTGTAGCTATTAATACTCCACAAAATACGATTATTAGGCTGAGCTGCATAATTACCATTATTAAGTTCCAATATATGTGCACACTTGTGTTCTTGAGGAATTTCAGAATGTTCAGTATCCAAGATGTTGACATCTGGATGAGCCCAGTCAATTGTGAATAAATATTTACCATGATAAAATTTTTTATTTAAACCTAAAAATTTACCATTTACACCATCCAACCAATCAAAACAAGTAACACTAGGCCAGTAACTAAAACAATTCCACAATTCCAATTCGTGAACTTGCATATCTGGCACTTTGGTTCTATCAAATTGTTTTTGATAAAATGCTGAGATAGGCAATCTCCAATAACACGCACCATTTGGTAACATAATGTTAAATAGGATAGCCCTACCTGAAATACTGCTAATACTGAAGATAACGCAATCACTATACTGTCCTTTATTTTCTTTAAGGTCATAAAGATACTCCTTTCTTATTTTACAATATATAGGTGGTATGTTAGCATTTAGATAAGACATAGTCTAACACTTCCATCTACGTCTCGCTTGTCTAATTCTTGAATTAGGATCTTTCGCTGCTTTTGGAAATTTTTTCATTTGTCCTAAACTTCTAGCACAAAAACTCTTTCTACGCTTAGCATCTTTTGACCCAGGTTTTACTTTACCAGTTACTGCAGTTTTTAATTTTGATCCTGGATTCATTCTTCTGTAAGCTTTTACTCCAGCTTCAGTCATTCCAGCTCCGCTTTTAGTCGATCTAAAATTTTTTTTATTTCTAGGTGGCATACCACCTTTTCGAAGTTCAATTATATCTGCGTAATAATCTAAATCCATCTTAAGTGAATGTTATAGTTACACCTGTAGTATTAGCAATTGTTGCATGAATACCATCTAAAAATAATATTCCGTTACCAGGTAAATACATATCTAAACCTTCTTCTCCAAATAAATATGTCGCAATAATAGTTCCTGTTGCACCACCACTTCTAAAAATAATAGAACCATCTGTACTATTACCTTTACCTTGAATAGATGTAAGTCTTGCTCTTTTACCAGTAGCAACCATTTGAGTTGTGCCAGTTGCATGTGCAACTGATTGATCTGATGAAAAACTAGACCCACCCATTTAATTACGTATTGGTTGTAGTTAAATTTGGTCCTGAATATTTATCAGTAAGTAATGTATAAGCAGCAACATTAGTTTTTGTTTTACAAAAAATACCTTTTGGAAATAAAATCCCATCATCAGGAAAAGAAAAATTAACTAAATCTCCAGTAGGTACGTCTGCAATAAATAAAGTTGTTCCAGCATTTGAAGTTGTAGTCAATTCTAAAACACCAGCTCCACCCCCATCACTAGCAACAATAATTCCTTTAAGTCTTATTGGTTGTGAAATAATTGCAGCAGCTCCTGCCGCAGCAGTTGATCGAGTAGCTTGTATATCTCCTCTAAACATAAATTCTCCTAAGTTGTGGCTCTCCGAAGAGAGCCACTAATTATTTATTAGCTCCAAGGATTAGCAAATGTTCCATTACCAATCAATTGTGCACTAACTTGCCAGATTAAACCATCAACTGCTCTACATTGGATTTGAGCACCTTCTAGTCCACCTTTAGTTGTAGCTGTTAATGTAAGAGTATCAGTCCCACCTGCATTAAATGCAGTTACAGCTCCTGGATCAGTTGCTGTGTTATTGTAGATTGCCATCCCTCTGAATACATCAGCTGTTGCTCTACCTGCTGCAGTTCCAGCATTTAAAACAAAAGTGTTTCCACCAGTCAAACTTGAAGTAACAATAAATTCGTACATAAGTCCAACTCTGTTTGCATTATTAGGATCTCCTCCTGGGCCTGATGATACACTATCAGCAGTGTCAATAATTGTAGGTAAATTGAATACAGTGTTTGCATCTCCAATTTGGATAATTTTACCTTGGTATCTATCAATACCTGTATTGTCTGTGCCACCATCAACTGTTCCAGTTATTGATTGTGCCATACTTGGACCTGTTCCTATAAAACCATTTAATGATCTTACTGGTCCGTCAAACGTTGTTCTTGCCATAATATTTTCTCCTCTATAGCGGTTAAATAATGTAGTCTCTATAGCGTCTGCCTAGTCAGTCTACAAAATTATTATTTTCTAGGTCTTTTCATTATACAATCATTTTGTATATTATGAAAGACCTCTTAAATATTTAACTAACATAAAAAAAGGGCAGTGCAAATAAATGCACCGCCCTTTTAAAAAAATACGTTTACGTATCTAAGCTATTATGTTGGTAAATTTCCGTTACCAAAAATACATCTTGGATCTGAGAATCCAAAAGAATATCTTTCTCTAGCTTTGAATCTTACGTTTCCAGTATCGAAGTCTCCCTCAATCGCAGTTTTGATTGGCGATCTAACAAAGTGTTTTAGGCCGTTAGGTACGTCAGTCAATAAGAAGAATGAGTCAGTATCAGTTAAGAAGTTATTCACTGAATAACCTTCTGGTACCATTCCCATGCTTACAATTGCATTGATATCATTATCTGCAGTCGAAGTTCTTTGAGGTGATTTCATCAATCTCTCAGCAGTAAATTGTAATTCTTTTGGAATTATCATTTTTCTACCTTGAGCAGCGATTCTTAATCCTCTTTCATCTACGAATCCAGCGATATCGATTAACGATTGCTCTAACGAAGTTTCGTTAAGGTCTGCAGCTACTGCTAAAACGTTTGCGAAAGTACCACCAGTTGCAAGTGGGTGAGAAGCATTAATTAATGATACTCCGTCTCCACCAGTTACTGCGGCTACTTGTGCATTGTTTAATACATTAGCAGCTTTAACTTGCTTCGTGTTTGACATAGATCTTGCAAGAGCTCTTGTGTATCTTGCAGCTAATCTGTCATATAGGTTGTCTTCAATTGCTTCTTCAGTAATAGCAAATGCTAAAGCAATAGTCTCGTGGTTGTATCTAGCTGTGAAAGTTTCACCTGCTTGATCAAACACAACTCCAGCACCTTCTTGTTTAGTTGGTGCAGAAGCGAAACCGCTTAACATTACTTCTTCTTCGAAAGCTCTGTCTGAAGTTTCAGTTACAAAAATCTCCGCATGTTGATTCTCGTATCTGTTATATTCCAGGCCGAATAGTGCATTCAAACCTGGCTCTAGTTCTTTAACTAGTTGTGCTCGTGATATAGCCATAATTTAATACTCCTATTATAGTCCTGTTCCACCTTGACGGTAGAAATGATTGTTGATTCT